CCGCTTTTCTTTCGCAATGTCGCACGCGTCAAAAACAACCTGGATAGCCGAGTAGTCATATCCATAAGCCCCGGACAGGCCGGGTAACATCAATTTAAACAAATGCCAGATTTCGTGATTCTGCGGAAGGAGCGTCGGGATTTTACCTGTAGGACAAGTCCCGGCTTTCTCTATCCCTTCGCATGTGATTTGGTTCTGTTGGTCTGTCTGGACTAAGCGGCACAAATCGCAATTAAACTTTTCAGTTGCAAGCGCCCACGTAGCCCATTCAATCAGTTTTTTTGGTTTGCCGACGCCTCGATAAAAAGCTCATCTGCTTTGTTTGTGACAAAATCCGAAAGGGAGATTTCCTCCCCGTCGATTGTCGCCTTGCCGAGCCGGAAGTCATAAATCTTCTGCTTGACTTCTTTGGTCAGTTCAGCGGCTTTTTTCTCAGCGTCAAGCCATTCCCAAGCCATCAAGCAGTACATGAATTTTTCAAGCCCGTATTCCCCGGCGATAATGGCATTTCCATCTTTAATCATAAACGACATCTTGCTGGCCGGATATGGCCTGATCTTCAGCCGGACATCATCAAATTCAAACCACCTGCCATCGTATGACACATTTTCAAGATTGAGATTCATAAAAATCCTTTATGCGTTAGAGACAAAAGACACTTCGCCCTGGACCTGAAAATTCACCTGTTCCTTAACAACTGATCCAGGTTCGCCGTTTAAGCCGAACGTGTTAAACGTCACCCATGCGTTGATGTGATCCCCGGTCTGATCCTGATCCGGATCGTAATTAAAAAGTTGCAGCAAGAAGAACTTTTCGCCGGAAGCCGCAATGGTATCTTTCAAGTTGTTCCATAAGGTTTGCGTTGCGATAAAATAGGCGTTGGCCGATCCCGTACCCCCGGCTTGTCCGGGAAGTGCTTCTTTCCAGTTCTGGCCCATGCAGGAAGCATCAGACATTTCAAGCGAGGTGTTCAGCGACCAGCCGATTAAATACCCTACTTTTTTCAAGGCCAGCGCCGGGATATAACCGTTATTTCCTGTAACCGTGACGTTGGCGACATTGCCGGAAAAAACAGCCTTTCCGTTTGTGTGGCTGATTCGGGTTACAGTTTTTCCGCCAGAATCCGTGAATACAATACTTGCATTGGGATTAAGCAGACGACGGGCAGCAGATGTTATCTGAGCTTCGTTTGTGGATTCTGTAGTGGCTTCGTCTTTCAGATTCCCGATAACCCATTGATCGCCGAGGGTATGCCCGGTTGTTGCTGTGAAAATGATTTTCTGATTATCGGATAATGTTTGCAAGGCTCCGGTGATCTCGACATCTTCAGTCCACGCACCGCCATTGACGCGCCATTTGAAAGTGTCTATAGACCCGGCCCAATCGATCACAACTTCAAAATAAGCAGAAGCCGCACCGTTATAGCCGGAATTCCACTCAGCATCATTTAGCCCAACGCCGGAAAACCCGTTTGGGCGCAAGACATAAAGCGCCCCGTACTTGCCATGAGTAGGCGCAATAGGTGATGTCATTTCACACCTTCCTTATGCCGCGCTGGTTAATGTCAAAGCACCGTTGCCCTGGAAGTTGACTGTGCTTTTCACGACACCGCCCATTTCAGCAGGGATAGAAAACCCGTTGATGTAAATATCCCCGGTGAAAGCGTTTGTGTCGGCATCCAGCAAGAACTTGACATCAGTCAGCTTTGTTCCCGGAGTCGCCGCGATAATATTGTCAAAAAACGCCTTTTGCTCGGCGTTGCCGGCGACAAAGTGCATTGAAAAATTACCATTCCAGCCGGCCTGGCCCGGAAGTGCGCTTTTCCAATCGTCTCCGGCGGATGATGCCTCCGACATATCCAAGGACACGCTTAGTGACCAGCCGAGCGAATAAGCCATTTTCACATTGTTTTTTTCTACTTGACAGATTTTTCCGTGGAAAGGTGTCGCTAAAAATGCCATTGTTTTATCTCCTATTTTACCATTTCAATTTCATATTCTTGCGCGTAATGCCAGACGCCAGTAGCGCCTGACACCGTTTCGATTTCATCTCGCATGGGGATCATGTTCCCCCGGATAAAGTAAATTAACGAATTACTTGTGATAGACAGAGAGCAGTCGTCATAAAGCGCCCGTAAGTTGGTTAAAATATCCTCAATCTCTGTTGTGGACGAAGCGGCGGAAAAGATTGAAAACTGGACAAGCACCCGTTCAATGGTTTTTCCGCCCGGATATTCCGGAACGTCCGAAACAACCATAAAAACGACGTACGGCATTTGAGCGCCATCTGGAGCCTCGCCCTTATAAAGCACAGGCACGATGTCGGTGTCGGAATCAAAATCTTCCCATTTTTCATAAATTGCGGTTGAAAGATTTTTCATGCCGACACTTCCTTGACCAGAATATCAAGCCATTCCCCGCGTTCTTCAGGATTCACTATGCCCACAATGGCAAAATACCGCCCTTTAAACTGCCCGCGCCACGAGCTTTTAAAAACACTTCGATATCTAATCCGGATCGTATGGGATGCGACCAAAACCGTCTGTTCGGATTGCCTGATTTCTTTGGCGGATGTCGGTAAAATCCTGGCCCATGTCGTGCATACGTCCACCCACGTCGTGTCAGATCCGCCCATACCATCACTAACCTTGGTTTGTTGCTGCCATGTTACGCTATGCTTCATTTCGCCGATCTGCATCAGAATGAATCCCAAAGTTTTGCGCTGGCAAGAAGGTTTTTCACTGTCACATTTTGATGGTACGAAAAATTATTCACCATCTGGCTTTCACGGTTTGCGTAAAGATCCCCGCAAATCATGAGAATTGCCGCCTTGATCGTGTACGGCACAAGCGCCGATGTTGTCCACCCGCACACATACCGAATGGTAATTGGGTTTGACGGATAAAGGCTGCCAGAAGGCCACGAACATCCATAAGGCAAAACGATAAACCCGCACTGATCCCCGTTTAATTCAACCAGATAATCAGTGGTAAGCGTCAATGTGGTGTCAATTCCGGCGGTGTCTTTCCATTTGACGTGTGAAACCGTCTGAAGGTTTCCGCCGGGAAGTTTAATCCGATCCGAATTAGGCCACGCTTGCAGGCTGTAATCACGTGTTTGAGTCAAAAAGTACCGCCGGCAGATATCTTCAACATGCTCACGTGCCGCCGTTAAAATCGAAGCCAAAAGCGCATCATCTGTAGCTGTTGCATCAACAACCAGAACCGAAGTGCCAAACTCGCACGCCTGGACACGTGTTTTGGCCGCTGTACGGATATACCGCTTTACCCCGGTGTATTGCTTTTCCTGCACGATAGTATCGTTGGCTTCTGTAACTTGGGTAAATGCCCCACCCGACCAGTCCGTCCAGATTGTGTTGTCGTCTGATTCCTGGAGCTTGCAATCTACCGTGGCCGCCGTACCGTTGTTGACTGGCTGCAAATAGACAATGGCATTTTTCCCCAACACTTCAACAGCAACGCCAATCAGCGTGTAATCTGTCACCACCCCGTGAGACCCTGAAGAAATACACGAAAATAGCGTGGTGTTATTGGCCAGCGTTCCGCTGTCGCATTTAAGATGCGCTTTCAGTTCCGCCAAAGTAACGGGTTCGATTGTTGGCGCTGCGTATTGGGTGATAACCATTTATTCAACCCTGCCCTGGGCAAATATGCAGACCGCCCCGGCCCCGGAAGCATCCACGGTCAAAGACGTTGCAGCAGTCAATTTCATGCCGCCGGATCGCCCGAAGTCAAACTGAATTGATGAATTTGCGGCCATGGCAATTGGGCCGATAAGCGCCGTTGTGACAGCCCCGGTTGTTTCGCCCTCCCCAATAGTGATTGATATTGCATTCGCGCCGTTGTTGATTGTCAGCCGATCAACAATGATGGACAGGCCGGCAGCGGGAGCGGCCTTCAGTTCTTCACAGCCAGAAGCATCAGCGGAAACCCCGTTGATGATAAAGCTGTCCCCGGATGCTGGCCCATGATTTGGTGATGTAACGGTAATAGCCATATTCCCCTCGATTTAGGGCGGATCTCTCCGCCCCGTAAAGGTTATGTGGTGGGGATAGCAAGAACAGTGATGCTGCATCCGCCCGTTGCGTTTCCGACCGCCGCCGTTGTGGTTACAATGATTTTTTTGGTTGCAAGATTCGTGAAAGCAAAGGCAAGGACAGTTCCAGCCGCTTCAGTGTCCAGGACAGTATCGACCATACACTTATCAACCGTGTCATCTTCTCCGATTTTTACAGTCGGGAGCGTCCCGGTTCCTACTGCATAGGTTTCATCGACAACTACCAGCACCAGACATGCGCGGGCTTTGGTAGCGTTTGCCGCTATGATTGTCGTTGTTGCCGCCGATGTTTTTGTAACGGACGCCGATCCGCCCAAGCCGGCGGTAAGAAGCGCGGCGACACCAGCACCCGCAGCAAGTTTGGCTGACGTGATGGAAGCGTCTGAAAGATCAGCCCCGGACAGCGCAAGATCTGTTTTTAATGTTGAAAGGAGTTGAACTTCCGGAACACCAGCCGCAGCAGTTTTACGGTAAATAACGGAGGCTGTGGCCATGTCCGCCATTTTAGCCAGCGATACTGCCTTTGCTGCAATGGTAATCGCCCCGGTATTGGCAAGCGTAGCATCGCCGGAAAGATCAACAGCAGCAGCCTTTCCTGATACATTGCCTACGATCATTTTTGCACTGGCAAGCGCCAAGTCGCCCACTTCCAGGGAAATGTCAGGAAGCGTCATGATTGCTCCGGATTCTGCGACAATCGACCCGCCGGATTCAACGGTTATCTTGCCGCCATCGGCAATAACCATCTCGTCCCCGCCCTGTTTTCGATATACTTTCGGAAGATATGAAGCATCTAAAGTCATTTTATTTTATCCTTTTTCGGTGGTTGCCCCGGCATGGCCCGGAAAAGACCATGCCGAGTAGTCGTTAAGACCCGATTAAGTTAAGGGCGGGCAATTCTGCAAATCGCCTTTGATTGTGATTACCGCCTGTGGCAAATCCTGAGCAGTCCCGGTTTCTCCAGGGGTGACCTTGACAAACCGTTTGCCGCCGACGTAGCCGACCTTGATAATCCCAGGAGCCTCACCGTTTGCGTCAAAGGTTGCAATGACACCACTGGCAGGAGTAACGCCCAAAACGTCGGCAGCCGCAACATTGGTATAGGCACCCGCCGATCCGGTTCCGTCGTCGTCGGCATGGGTCATCGTAAAATTCCAATAATTAGACCCGTCCAAAGTTCCAGCTTCAACCCCCACGCAGATCAGGATTACAGCCGAATTGCAACCAGCCATGTCAATTACAACCTCGGCAGGAGCGCCACCGTTGGTTCCTACAACCGGCGCAATGGACTGTTCAGCAATAATTTTGCTATAAAGATCTTTCATTTCGTTTTCTCCTCATTGGAGCGCCGGAAGCCCCGGCGCATTTTGTTTAACTTGTTGCGATTTTAAAAGCCTTAATAGCCTCAAAATTGATGATGCCGCCGCCGACCCGTTTTGTGGTGTAAAACATGACATACGGTTTGCTCGTATAAGGATCACGCAACACCCGGATTCCGAAGCGATCAATAATCAGATACGCCCGTTTGAAATTCCCAAAGAAAATGGGGTAGGTGCTTGCGCCAATGCTCGCCACATTGTCGTCATAGGCAATGGGTTTGCCAAGCAGGGTGTCTGGCGCGTTCTCCATCAGGCCCGGACGCCACAGGTAGTTGCCTTCTCCATCTTTGAACTGGCGCAGTTTCAGCAGCGTGGAGTCGTTCATCAAAAAGGTTGCGCCGTTTCGATAAACAGGCTTTAACGCATGCTGAAGATCAAACAGCTTATCCACGTTGTTCAGCAGGGAAGCATGGCCGCCGAAAATATACCCGACTTTGCCCCAGGCATAAGAAGAATTGGCGATCATTGTATAAGCCCCAATACCTTTGGGCTGTTCAACGCTGTTGCCGGTAATAAAGGTGGTCCCTTCCTGCTCGTTGAATTCAATGGACACTTCGTCTCCGAGCCATGCCGCAATATCGACACGAGCGTCATCCAGAAGGGTCTGCGTGGCCGCCGGGTTCGCGTATAGCTCTTTGGTGTTGATTGCGATTTCCACAAGCGACGGGGTGCTGGTCTCGGTCCTGGCTCCCTTTTCTCCCACCCACCCGGAAGTTGCGCCGCCAATATTGACGAGCTTCTTGTATGTATCGGTTCCGATGGTTCGTACCGTTGCAAGTTGCCTCATGACGGATACGGTTGTTGCGATCCGATCAATAGTGGTTTCCATTTCTTCAGGAACCAGGAATCCTCCGTCCGGATCTGACAGGGTTGACAGCCCGGCCTGAATTTCCAGATCACGAAGGCCGCCTTCGACGCCTTTTCGGAAAAATTTGTTAAAAGCTGCGTTGTGTTCGGATTTTGCCTTATTGGCTTCGGAAGATCCGCCGCCGGGAAACTGAGCGATTGCCACAGCTGTTTCAATGGCCTCAAGCTGTTTTTTCAGCGCGGACAGTTGGTTCAGGTCCGCATTGATTTTGTCAATTTTTTCGGAAAGAATTGGATCGCTTTTGCCGGATTCCAGCTCCTTGATTCTCTTGTCGTTATCGGCCTTGAATGCTTCAAACGCTTTGCCGATTGTTTCGATTGTCTCTTTTAACTCAGCCATGATATTAGCTCCTGAAAATGTTAAGAGTTTGTTGTGCTGTGATAAGCAGTTCGTCGTTTTCGTTATGCCAGCCTCGCGCCAGCAATGCCTTTGCTTTATTCTTAGAAAGCCCTCCTACATCACGCAGGATTCGTTCAATACTTCTGATGTCTGGCTCTTTACCATCGTTGCTTTTTAATTCATCCGGAACATTCGCAAACATGGATAAATCAAATTGAGCCTTCGCTGTTTTTGCATCAAGGATGGTATCAACAAAGCCTTTTTCTTTTGCCTCTTTTGCCGTCATCCATGTAGTTGCTTTCAGCATATCTCGGATTTCACGCTTTCCGGTATTCGTGTTGCTTGCGTAAATATCCACCATGCTTTCATCTATTTTTGCCAGTAGGTCTGCTGTCTCTTTCAATTCAAACTGATTGCCAGCAGTGTAGGCCCATGAATTATGAATCATAATCATGGTGTTCTGGTACGCCTGCTTTTCTTTCCCGGCCATTGCGATTATCGACGCCGCGGACGCCGCAAGAGCTTCATTTCTGGTAATGATATTCGATTTGTGAGCCTGTAACGTGTTAAAAATGGAAACAGCATCAAACACGTCCCCGCCTGGGGAATTGATTCGTACCGTGATAAGTTTCTGGTTCATTTCAGCCATTGCCCTGGCAAAATCACCCGCTTGGTTGTATGGCCACCCGATATAGTCAAAAATCAAAACTTCCGCTTCATCATCTGATTGCGCTTTGATTTCATACCAGTCCGGCCTATCAAGCGGTTTATTCCAGTATTTGGCTACAGCTTCAGCGTTTTTGACTGTTCGATATGCCAGATTCATTTTTTTGTATCCTTGCTTTTATCAGCAGGCTTTATATCCTCAGACTTCAGGGAGCTTGTACGAGTCCGGTACACTTCGCCACCTTCATAGCTGTTCATGTCCTCAAGTTGCCTGCATTCATTTGGGTTTAAAATTTCAGAATTGACGCCTACCTGATAGGCAGCGAACCGCTCTGTGATATTGCCACGCAAAAGTGAATTGACATTGAATTTAGTGTAATATCTGGCTTGTTCTTCTTCTGTGAGCAGGTCCCTATCAATCGCGCTTTCAAAATTTACCGCTATCGGCGTGATGGTCATATCCACAAACGTGCGTTTGAATTCTGTAGCACTGGCATATGTCGTTGGAGAATCGCCGGCCTGCACCATCATGAGCGGAATCCCGAACATGCCGCATATTTGCGCCTCATTAAATCGACCCAATTCAAGAAATTGAGCGTCAACGAGTTTTATGGGCGGAAAAACAATGTCCATGCCCTCATCAATCACCATGAAATCATGGCTGTTTCCAAGCCCGGCATATTTTTCTTTGTAATTATTTTTCAGGTTCGCGTAAGCCGGTGCGTTCAGGGATTCCGGGTGCTTTAAAACCGCACCTGGATGCATGCCCTTTCCAAACCAGCGATTTAAAAATTGCTCGCTCGCAAGCCCAAGCCCAATTGATTCACGGGCATATTCAATGGGATTCATGCCTAAAATGCCGTTACCCATCACCATGCCACGGATATGCAAAATTTGATTTTGCTGATAATCGGAAGTTGATGATCCGTCTATTGATTTAATCGTATAGGTTAGGGAGTAATCATCATTTTGGGTAACTTTCTGTACGCGCCCTGGCTCAATCGGAATCAGCATTTTAATGGCACAGCCTGGAATACGACTTTTGAACGCATAAAAATTTCCGCGCATGGAAACATGGACAATGGCCATGCCCCAAAACTCGGCAGCCGTCATCCAGGAATTGGGGAATTTGCCTATTTTCCGGTATAGATAATGCTCGGTGGCCTTGCCCTTGACGCCGTTGACATCTTCCATGAGCTGGCACGGCATTTGAGAAATGCAATTGTATAGAACCTTGACGCAGTTATGCACAGTCATCAGGCGCATTGCAGTATCGGAATTCACGGAAATGCCGGAAGAAGAAATGCCACCGCCATAAACGGACAAAATCATCCGCTCAAGCTCCTGGCTATTCATGGCTTTGGGGGAAAATATGCTCTTTATTTTTGAGAAAATACTCAAGAAAG